AATCCTAAAGTACAAGATTTAGCTTTTCTTATTACATTTGATATTGCTTCAACAGTTTGTTTAACAATATTTACTTTGTTTGTTGGTTCTACCTTTATTGTTTCATCAATTTTGTTATTAATAACTTGTTCATGATGAATAATCTCTTCAGTTCGTGTTATGGGCGGTTCAGGTTTTATAGTAGGAGAAGTAAGAGTGTTTATTGGATCATCTATACTTGTTATAAGAGCTTGTCCTCTGTTACTTACAGGAACACCATCAACGTTAAAAACTCCTGCTACAACTAAGTCATTACTAAAATCTGATTGTCCTATTCTTTTTTGTAATCCACTTTTTGAACCAACACCTCCAAATAATAATCCAGCACCACTTCCAATAAGACCAGCAATTGCTACATCCATTATAGCGGCTCTATAATTAACATCACCGCCCATTTGTGCAATTGAGGTGTATTTAGCTGTTTCAAATGCAGTTTGACTAATCATTGAATTAGCCGCCATTCCTAATACTGGCATCTTATGTAAGAGTCTTGCAACCCTTGATACTTTGCCAAGTATTCCTACATATGGAATATAATTGATTGGATCAGGAATACCTCCAACAATTAAACCAGCTATTCTTGCAGGATTAAATGCACCTACATTTTGAGTATATTGAGCATAAAATGCTTCTCTATCGTGTCTCTCTGATAAAACTCTAGCTTGTACTTCTGTAATACCCTCATGCCATCCAAGTCCTTTTCTTGCATATGGAGATTCTTTATATTGTTCTTCTGTTAATGGATTTTGTGCATTAGATTCATCTATAGTTTCTGCATAATCAGCACCATGAATAAATGTATTATCATTAAATGCAAAACTAACAGACTCTTTAAATATTCGCCCTAATGACGGTACATTCTGTTGAAATGCTTGTCGTACCATTATATCTTGATATAAACCTCCACTCATATCATGATAATATTCTGGTCGTAACATATTAAGGAATCATTAATTTGTTCGAAAGAAACTGTAACCCTTTTTGTATAAAATCAGGTATATAATCATTTTTAAACCACGAATCTTGGCGACTGTTAAATTCTTCTAATATATCTCTAGCTTGTCTATAAGACAATGTTTCGACACCTAGTCTTTTAGCTTCTTCTTCCATTGCAGAATGTAACGGCTCTATAGCATGGTCTAATTCTAATTTACCTAAACTATCGAAGAATCTGAAAAAAGGAATTTCACTTACTTTATCTTGAAGTGTACCTTCATTTGCTTTTCTAGTACCTTCTGTTCTTAATTCTCTTACATATTCATGAAGTCTAGGAGTTAAGAATTTTGGGTTCATCAAGAATTTTGTTATGAATGGTGATGCAGATGCACCTACAAATTCTTGTTGACTTATAAATTTTGGTACTTGTTTACCATTCTTAGTTTCAAAAAACTTACCAATTAATTTTGATCGGTTAGTATTTCCATCATCAGGGACAAGATAAACTCCTATTTCATATCCATCTCCAACACTTATTAATCCTTTTCTGAGATTATCAGAATTTGCTTTAATTATATCTTCAGTTATTTCTATAGTTTGTTTATCTCTAAGTTTAGTAAAAATATCTGCATATACTTGTCTTGGTTCTCCTTCATCAATTCTTTCCCATATTCTACCTTCAGAATCTTCCCACCTTCTTACACCGGGAGGTAAGTCTGATAATAAACTTTTTCTGAATTTTTCTATTAATACGCCTTCAGTAATATTTTCATCTGTAGGCATTAATGTCCATGATCCACCATTTTTATCCATTTGACTTAATATAAAATCTTGACCATCTGGTGCATGTTTCTCTGGATCAAGACCATTAGCTTTAAAAGCCTTTATACTAACAACTGCATTAAATACACGACCTGTCTTCAATACATAATTATCTGGAAACAATTCTTGATGTATTGATGTTGCCATATCTTTTGCATCCATACGCATATAATCAATATTATCTGCTCTTGCTCGTATCATTTTTTCTTCTAACACAGAAAGATCATCTACTTGAGCATGTGACTGCATCGTAGATTTCATACCATGTTTTTGATGTCGTTCTTTAAGAATATTTTTAATTTCTGCAAACTTTTCTCCTTCGTCAGATTCAGGTGCATCAGTTGCACTAAATTTAGTTGTTGCTATTTCAAATAATTCTAGTTGATTTTTAGTCTCTAATCCATCCCATATATCAGTAAGGAATGCTAGTGCTGGTGTTCCACTCTTATTCCCTGTAATTCCAGAGCCTTTAA